GACGGTGTTACATCTAATGTTCAAACACAGATTACAAACCTATCATCCCTTGTAAGCCAAGGCATTCCTCCAGGTGCAGTACAGACATTTGCTATGAATGTTGCGCCTACAGGCTGGCTTAAGTCGGATGGCTCTGCTGTATCACGTACAACTTATGCAGATCTGTTTACGGCTATAGGCACAACTTTTGGTTCAGGGGACGGCTCTACTACATTTAATCTGCCAGACTTACGAGGCGAGTTTGTTCGTGGCTTTGATGATGGTCGTGGGATTGATACTGGTCGTGCTTTTGGCTCCGCTCAAGGGGATGCCATCCGTAATATTACTGGTTCTCTTGTTGCCTCAAAACCCCAAGCGGCGACTGGAGCTTTCACTGTTGTTGGAGGCCAAGCTGGAGGTGCAGATGGTGGTCAATCTACTGCTGGCCTATACACCTTTGATGCGTCAACGGTGGTGCCAACAGCAGACGAAAACAGACCGCGCAACATTGCATTACTTTACTGTATCAAGACTTAGGTAATACTAATATGACATCTATATCCTTGACACCAGAAGAGCTAGAAGCTATGCTAGACAGAGCAGCAAGGCGTGGAGCCAAGCAAGCTTTGTCTGCTATAGGTTTGCACGATGAAAGTGCAGCCAAAGATATCAACGAAATGCGAGATCTATTAGATGTGTGGAGAGATACACGTAAAGGTATCTGGTCAACATTTGTAAAGGTAACAACACTCGCTATTATAACATTCATAGCTGGTGCAGTATGGATGCAGTTAGGGAATAAGTAATTATGGCTAAGAAGTTTGCAGGGTTTAAAAGAGAAGCCATGGAGAAGAAGATTCTCCCTGCGCTAGGCTATACTGGTTCCATGGACCAGAAGTCCATTAACAATTTTCTAGCAGCTAACCCTAATGCTGCAGCTAAGATGGGGCGTTATACCCTTGCTGCACGTCAACGTATTGAAGGTGTTAAAGGCATGGCAGAGGGTGGTGCCATAGGTGACATAACGGCTGACATTGATCAACAACGTCCCACCTTAACGAGCATGGAGATAGCAGCAGAAGAACCAACCAACCCTGTACTAACGGACTACGACACAGCTGCATCAGCCGTGGTTGCTAAGCGTAATGCCTATAGTGCAGCACAGCAAGCAGCTGCACAAAACCCAGAGGATGAAGCTCTTAAGAAAGCTATGGAAGACGCACAGATAGAGCTTACACGCTCACAGGCTGCAGAATCCAGCGCTCGTGCTAACCTAGCTGAAGTTACTAAAGGTGATGCTAAAACTGCAGAAGCTCTGTTAGATCCCACAGGTATGGTTAAGACTGCAGATGTTGAGACCGTTACAGCTGCAGAGAAAGCAGCAGGTACTATTGCTACGGATGCTGGTGACGCTGGTACAGCCACTACAGCTACAGGTACTACAGCTACAGCAGCGGATGCAGTAACTGGCCCTGCAGACATGACAGCTGCTACCTTTGATGCTGCTACTGTATCAGATGATGTTAAGTCTACCTTAGATAAGATCAGCGCAGCTACAGGTAAGCCTAGTGATGAAGCCTTAGCAGAGGCGGCTACTATGAAGCCGGGTGAACTTGCTGCCTTAGGTCTTACAGTAGAACAGATCGCAGAGGCTCGTAAAGTTGTAGCACCTGCACCACGTAAAGTAGAAGCAGGAGAGATGATTGAAGGCTCTACTGTTGACATGGGGCGTGTCAAGAAAGAGACTAACTTTGAAGCTGCTACTGGCGCACCATCCAGTGACGCTACTGTGCAAGGTCAGCTTACAGGTTTGATGGAGCAGTTTGAGGGTAGTGAACCTCCTGCTTGGGCTGCTGGTGCTATGAGGGCTGCAGCTGCACAGATGGCTGCACGTGGTTTGTCTGCCTCTTCTATGGCTGGACAGGCTGCTATCCAAGCTGCCATGGAATCAGCTATGCCTATCGCTGTTCAAGATGCACAGACCTCTGCTACGTTTGAGTTAGAGAGCATGAGCAACAGGCAACAGGCTGCTATGTTTGCTGCTGAGAAACGTGCTGAGTTCCTTAACTTAGAGTTTACACAAGAGTTCCAAGCTCGTGTTAGTAACGCTGCTAAGATCTCTGACATTGCTAACATGAACTTCACAGCGGATGTACAGATTGCCCTTGAAAATGCTCAGATGGCACAGACTGTAGACATCACAAACCTTAACGCTAAGAACGCTAAGATTATGGCTGATGCAGCTGCTATGTCACAGATGGATATGGCTAACCTAAACAACCGTCAACAGGCAGCGGTACAGGCAGCTAACGCATTCCTCAATATGGACATGAAGAACCTAGACAATGAGCAACAGACATCTGTAATGAAAGCTCAAGAGATGGTTAACGCTATGTTGTCTGACCAAGCTGCAGAGAACGCTGCTAAACAGTTTAACGCTACAAGCGAGAACCAGACTAACCAATTCTTTGAGACACTCTCTGCACAGATCTCCCGCTTCAATGCAGAACAGTCAAATGCTATGTCACGCTTTAACACAGGCGAGACTAACGCACTAGCACAGTTCAATACAGCACAGAAGAATGCACGTGACCAGTTTAATGCACAAAGCCATCTTGTAATTGCACAGGCTAACGCACAGTGGTTCCAGACTATTACGACTACAGATAACGCTGCACAGAACCAAGCCAATCGTGACTCTGTATTAGCCGCTAATAATTTAACAATGACAGCATACAACAACGTTGTACAGCGAGAGCGTGACTTGCTTGCATGGGCGTGGCAGTCAGCAGAGAATCAGGCAGACAGAGATGGTAGCGTCACTATTGCTAAAATTAATGCAGAAGCAGCTGACAGCGGTGATGATACTGATAATTTCAGTGTTGCATCTGGTAAGTTCCTCACACGCCTCGCCGTTAACGCCGCTGACAAGTTCTTCAATAAGAAATAGGATTTTAACTATGGCATCGTATAACACATCAGGCGTAACCTCATCGGGTAAAGACCCACGTAACTTAGGTGGTGCAGAGGGCTATGGTAGTGGTAGCTCAGGTTTAATGTCAGCCTCTCCTAGCCGTGGTCGCAACCTAGATGCCGATATGTATGCGGGTTCAAAGTATGCCCCTACAAAGAATGCTGGTACAGCTAAAGCCAAGCAGAGTTTTGCTGCTACTGCCACATCCTCAGATGACGACAATGGATACACACCTAATGGGTACACACCTACTGCCATAGCTACTAAGTTTGAAGCTGCAGGGGCTACGCTCCCACCTGCTATAAATCCAATGGATCGCTTTAGAAGTACCATGGCATCATCCTTGTATGACAGCGATATATTTAAGCCATACGTACCCGATCCTACAGAAGAGATTGAAACCTATCTAGGCAATACTGCTGTTGAAGACGCGCTAAAAGAGGCTCTAGGTATAGATGATATTCAACGGCAAACATACCAAGGTATCCCAACAGCAGAAGAACCGGAGCCAAACATTGATATGTCTGTACTCCAAGGTGCGCTACAGCCTGAGCCTATCACTGTAGAGGAGCTGCCTGAGGATAAGATGTTTGAAGGCATGGACGGTAGCTACATGTTTGAAGAAGAGGTCACTGTTAAGTCTGGTGATACACTCGCCTCTATCGCAAAAGAGAATGATTTACCTGTACAGGCCGTCATTGATGCTAATCCACAGATTAAGAACCCTGATATGATCCGTCCAGGTGAGATGGTGAGTGTTCCAGAAGCTTGGCAGATTGCGTCTGATGGACGTGCTGCACTTATCATGCAGGGTATAGAAAAACTCTTTGGTCTTTTCCCGCCTAAATCACCTGCTGAGAAGAAGGCAAAATCAGAGTTACAATACTTCTTAGATGCAGAGCCTGATACAAGCCTTCCTGACTGGTTCAAGTACATACCTGATAGGGTGCAGCTTGCTGAATACGTGGTAGACAGAATTAACCGTAAGAAAGCTGCAGGTACTATGAACTTTACAGGGGGTGATGTCGATACGTCTAACCTTCAGTTTGTAGACATAGAGGATGAGACTGGTGCAGCTAAGGCTAGAAAAGACAAGCTTATCAACTCTGTGTTTAAAGCAGAAGGGGGTTATTCCACAGACAAGGATGACACAGGTAACTACTACAAGGGTAAGTTTGTAGGTACAAACCACGGCATATCAGCCCCAGCGTTAGCAAAAGAGTTAGGTAGGACGCCTACCGTAGCGGATATGAAGGCTCTTACTAAAGAAGAGGCTAGGAAAATAGCAGGAGATCAATACTTTGATAGGTTTGCTATAGATAAACTACCTGAGGAAGTTCAAGAGATTGTCCTACATGCTACTTACATGGGAGAGACTCGTGGGGTACGTGCTATGCAGAACTTACTAGGCTTGACACCTGACGGGATAATGGGGCCGAACACTAGACTAGCTATGGAAAACGCTAACTTCACCAAGGAAGATTATAAAGATGAGTACCTAAGGGAGCTGCAATTCGGCACCCCCGGATACAGTAAACCAGCTGCTACATGGAATAAGCATGGAAAAGGTTGGACTAACCGCTATACTAAGTTAGCTAAGTAAATGTTTGGCTTACCCCTAGAGCTTATCACCATGCTATTCTCCACCGTGCTAGGTGGGGTGATGTCTATATGGGGTCAGTCCAATAAGAACAAAGCAGAGCAACAGAAGCTACTCATAGCTGGACAACAGCAAGCTAGAGAGCAAGGCAAGACTGATGCACACTTCGCATGGACACGTAGAATCATAGCTTTATCTGCTGTATTCTCCATTATTGTCTTGCCAAAGGTGGCTGCTTTGTTGTATCCTGAGGTTAATGTTATCGTAGGTTACACTGAAATGCAGGGTGGCTTTCTTAACTGGCTGTTTGGTACTACAGAAGCTATTGAGTGGAAGTACGCACAAGGCTTTGTTATCACACCCCTAGACACACACATCGTATCAGCTATCGTAGGTCTCTACTTTGGCGCAGGCTTCACTAAGTAAGGTATAGTTATGACTCCATTTGATGCCCCTATTCCCGGTCAGTCCTTAGTGACTGAACCACGTAACAACCCATGGGAACAACCCGCAGAGATGTCCAACATGGAGGATGTCACCAAGTATTACATTGATCGTCTTGCAGATGAGGATGTCATTGATGACTTTGGTGCCATGTGTCAGGCAGGTGTACCACTAGCCCCTCTCGTAGAGAGCTTGTACATGCAGGGTGTCATGCGTGGTCTGCACACAGTAGATGCAGGTATGCTTGTAGCTCCTATCATCCACACGTTTCTCAAGCAAGCCATTACTTCCATGGGCATTGACGTTAAGGATGA